CATGTTTGGCATTTCACCAGATAATAATTTGCTTCCAATGCTAAACATTCCACCCATAGGGGTGGATTTAAGTATATCAGTAAGCCCTATTCCAGATTTTCCTGCTTCAGGTTTTGTTCCTCCTGCTTGTGCAGCAGGAGATTGAGCAGGTGTTCCCCCACCTAGTACTTTAGAGGCAAGATCTAGTGCACCAAACCCAGGTATCATTGCTCCAGCAATATCTTTAATTCCCGGCATTTCTCCTGATAATAATTTACTACCAACATTAAACATTCCACCCATAGGTGTTGCTTTAAATATATCCATCATACCTATTCCGCTACTTTTTGGCGAAGACTCAGGTGTTCCTGCTTGAGTAGAATCGCCACCGGTTAAAGATGAAAATGCTTTTGATGCCAAATTGAATGCACCAAATCCAGGTATCAGTGCAGAACCAATATCTTTAAGATCGGGCATTTCACCAGATAACAGTTTACTACCAACATTAAACATTCCACCCATCGGGGTGGCAGAAAGTATATCCTTAAATCCTATCCCATCACTTTTTTGCGCTTCCACGGATTGTTGTAATGGTTCTGCCATTGCTGGAACTTCTGTTTTACTAGAATCCTGCAACATGGTATTTAAATCTTTTTTCGAGGTGTCTAGTGTAGCAACGGCTTCTTTTGTTGTTTCTACTTTTGTTTCTATACCTTCTTTTAAAGATTTTAATTTATCTTGTTCTTTGTCAGCAGAGGCTTGAGCCATATCTTTAACATCTGGCATTTTTTGCTCTTCTGTCTCTTTGCCTTTTTCTTCAGAACCATCATTCATCATATCTCTGGCCATCATTCCAGCATCAATTGCGGCAGATGCAGCTGTTCCTATACCGGGAATAAGCGATGCAGCACCAGAAGCAACTTCACCAAGAGCGCCTTTCCAATCTCCAGACATCAATCTACTAACACCAAACCCTAAACCGGCAAGTAAACCAACACCGGGTATCTTTTTTAGTAATGACTTGCCCAACCCACCAGCAAGTTTTCCTCCAAGTTTACCAAAAAGTCCTTTTCCTTTTCCCAAAATGCCAGATATACCTGATAGTAATCCTTTACCTGGTATTTTTGAGCCTAATTTAGAAAATAATCCTCCACCCTTTGTTGCTCCTTTTGCAACACCAGTTGCAGGTTTTGCTGGAACAAGAGATGCAGCATCTGCAGCAGTTGATGCTGCAGAACCAACGGCGTCTGTCGCTTCTCCCCCACCCATCAATGACATACCGCCACCGATTAAACTAGTTAATCCTAAAAACTTTCCAACTTTACCTAAACGGCCCATTTTAGTTGCAGCCCCAGCAGCAGGCATAATTCCACCCATTCTACCCATACCCATACCCATAGGATTCATAAAATTGCCCATGCCGGTTAAGCCACCACCTGCTCTTGTTAACATGCCGCCAATTCTTGGGAATTTGCCTCCTAATTTTCCACCAAGTCTAGATAGAAGGTTTCCTCCACCCCTTAAAGCAAAGGATTTGGCCATGTCGCCCAAAAATGAACCTTGTCCAGAACCTTCTTTTCCTTTTTGCTTTCCACTCTTTTTTTCTTCATTTATGAGTTTTTCTAGTAACTCATTTGTTCTATCTTGTTTTTCTAAACTTTCTGTTCTAAACGATTCATCTCTATTTTCTGCTTCTTCTGCACCTTCAATGTTTGTTTGATTTGTTACATTTTTATTGTTAACGTTGGTATAGTGTTGTGTAGATGAAGTAATATTTTTTACATCTTTTACCAAAAAAGATAAACTTCTATTTGATTCAAATAGATTTGCAACAGCTTCTTCTAAAATATTTTTATTTTGAATAGAAGATTCATTTATTTTTTCTAAACTATCCTTTATTTGTTTGTTATTGGATAGACTAGGTAATGGTAATTTCATGGCTTATTCTTTATTTGTTCCTTATGTTTTAGATACTTCATAATTAAGGACTCAAATATTGTTTTTTCCCAAGGAATCATATTTTCGATTTCATCCAACCGAAAATTATGTTCCTTAATCATCAAAAAAACAATATCATAATAAAGTTTTAAACTGTCCCCAGAAAAACTTAGACGAAAAAATCCATGAAATTATCCAACCTCACTTTCACCAAGTTACCGGTAAATGGAGATTTTACTTCAGTATCAAATACTATTTTGGGGAAGTTATTATAGTAATCATTTATTTGAGTAAACACACTTTGAGGTAAAGATTCAACAAATTCTTGCAATTCTTTTTCTGTGTAATCTTTGGGGTTGTATGTATTTTCAGAATCATAGATAGAATCTATAGAATACATTATAATTTTTAAAATTTTCTTTACACTATTTTCCTCTGCTGCTATTCTCTGCATCAGTTCCATAGTTGGGTATTTCATTAATAAATTAATTTTTTCATCAACCTTTATTTTGTTGTTTAATTTTTTAGATTTTTCTATTTTAATATCACTTAAATTTAACGATACATCAAATTTTTTATTGGTATCTGGACAAGTGACTCTCACATCAATCGCTTCACCTAAAGATTTTTCTCTTATTCTCAAGAAAAGATATTCTGCATCGAATGACGGCATCTCTTCTGTTTTTATATTTTCGGTTAAAATACAATTTCTTAAGATAGTGTTAACTGCTGTCGCGATCTGAACCGCATCTTCAGTTTCTAATGCAAGTAATAGTATTTTTTCTTCTTTGACTAAGAAGGGTCTAAATTTTATTTCTTTATTATCTGATATTAAATTTGTTGTATATGATGGTGTTTCAACTTTTGGTAATGGCATAATATATTTCCTTTACAATTATATAGGTTAGAATAAGAACTCCTCAAACGCTAATGTCACCGTTGTTTTTACATAATTATTTTGCTCAGACCAATCAAATGGACTCATTTTTACAGATGTTGGAAAAATTTTAAGCATATCTATGCTCATTATTGGACTTTCATTTATATCAAAAACCTGAATTGTGCCTGTTCCAACAATATTATCATAATAATTAATTTCGTACTTTCTATCTATGGCGGAGGATCGAACTATTAGTTCAGACCACTCCAAAAAATAAGCATAAACATGGGGCTCGTTGGATTTTATTGCTTCTCTAAAAGTTATTTCAATGGTATTATTACCGTAATTTCTAGCATATGGAATTAATACATTCGGTCTGCTATCAATTTGAAATTCTAGAGTCATGTTGTTTGTTTCTGGTATAGATAGTTGTTCAGCATAAACAGTGTCCAAGATTGCTCCTGTTGGACTTACCGCTCTAAAATCAAATCTATTAGTTCGTAATACCGGATTTGTTCTAATGTCTGCTAGAAATTTTTGAAATTTGGCCATTTATTTTTTTCTTTTTATTGTGTTTCTTATAACCGCAATCATGTATTTCATTGGATTTTCTATTCGTTTTATTTTTTCCTTGACTATTTTATTTATCATTGCTCTATTGCCATTTTTGAAAGAATTATAGTTTGATAAAGAAAAATCAAGCCAATTATCTTCGCCTAAAACTTTAATCTGACTTTTTATATCTTTTATATCATAAATTTCTAAACAAGCAACTAACTGTTTTGAATATTTACCCCTCAAAATGGCGTTTAACACAACTTTCGGTTCTGCTTTGTTTTTATTTTTAAACATTTCCTCTACTATTTTTATACGTTCTCTCATTGGAATTAATTTAATATTACAACCTATTATGTGTCTTCCTATAATTCTTATACCTAAAACTACAGGTATAGAGTCGTATATTTTTTGTATTGATGGCTTATAAACAAAGGATATAACTGTTCCGGGAAATGCCCTTTTAAATGATTTATAGTTTTTTATATCTTGTAGAAGTTTTTTAAGATCAAAAGAGCTCATTTTCTGTTATTATTTTAAACTCCCATTCTTTTTTCTTTGCGTATTCTATTGCGGATTTCCATTTACATTGATTTTTTTCCCACTCTATCAATTCTCTTATATATTTTTTTGTATTTTTTTTCTTTTCTGGTTGTTTTGTTTGTTTTGATGGCTTTATTTCTACCAAGTATGTTTTAACGGATCCATCTTTTTCTCTTATTTGAACTATAAAGTCTACATAATATTTATGCATTTTTTTATCAATATTAAAATAATATGGTATAGCGATTTCTTCCGATGACCATTTTAATATATTCGAATTTGTGTCACAAAAAACCATAAATTTTCTTTCCCATAAAGATCTATAAATAATATTTGTAGGATTACCTATATATTTTAGAGGATTTATTGGTTTATATTTACCTTTATAGGACATACAAATATTTAGGACAAACATGGCATTACCAGAAATTAAATCAACAATGACGGGCGGAGGAGCAGGAGTCGGTGGCCAAGGCTTTAATGTTGCCAGAGTTTTACATAGTGGATATTCTGAATTAAAAATATACAGAAACGGTAAAGCAGATGGTGGAAGAACTGGAAGAAAACGGGGATCGTCTAGCCCAGATGCAATCTATATTTTACCAATTCCTAAAGGATTTAATGACATATTTGATAACGAATGGAATCCGCAAGAATTGGGACCAATAGCCGGTGGTTTAGGAAAAATGAGTGGTGAGGGATTAGTAGATGCTACAGTTGGTTTGGGCTCAAATGCGTTACGAGGTGGGTTTGAGGAAGCAGGGTACGGTGGTGCTGCTGAACTAGGAAGAGAGGCTGTAGCAATTGGGGCGGGATCGATAATAAATCCAAATACGGAACTTTCTTATAAGTCACCAACTTTAAGAACTTTACAGTTTTCTTGGGTTTTGGTTCCAACAAACGCAGGGCTGGCTGGTGTTATTGATGGTTTGGTTAAGGAAATACGGTCAACGTCATACCCAGAAAAAGGTGGAGCAGGAAATTTTACATATCCTGGTGAATTTGAGATTACAATATATGGCGGTAGAAATCACGTTTTGCTCGCATCTCTACCTGCAGCATGCACATCTCTTCAAGTTGGATACGACACTGAAGGTTCGCCATATATACACAAAGACGGAAAACCTGTAAGCACTACAATAAATTTAACACTACAAGAATCTAGATTGTTATCAAGAGCAGATATACAAAGGCTTTATAAGTAAAATGTTTAATGATTATCCAATAATAAATTATAAAAATAAAGCATTAACAAATATTTTATTAAGAATTGGGTTATTAAATAGTTATAAGAATGCATCATTTTTAGAACTGTACACGGTAGTCGATGGTGAAACGCCGGAGAGTGTGGCGTTTAAGTTATACAGAGATCCAAAATTAAGTTGGATAATAATGTTTTTAAATGACATGCAGAATAGAGAATATAGTTGGCCATTGGATACAAATAAATTTATTTCGTATGTAGAAAATAAATATAACTACACCGACATATTTTTGTTAGAAGATAAAATAAATTTTGTGCTCTCGGATGCATATAAAATAGTAGTTAACAATAAAGTTTTTTATGTTTCAAAAACTGATAGAACTTACAATAAAATAACGCTAGCATCAAAGGCAAAACAGAGCGAAATAACAAAAAATACGGAAATAAAAATTTATAATAAAAACAATGAACTTTTAAAAACAACATACCCAGATAGAATAGTCTATGAAGGAGCACAGTCGATTCACCATTTTGAGAGTAACCATAAAGAATTAAATGTAAGAAATTACATATCGGGTTATATAAATGAAGGTGTCAATCCAGAGATTGAAAAATTGGTTGTTACAAATTTAAATTATGAAAATGATTTAAACGAAGATAGAAGAAATATATACATTCTTAAAGAAGATGATCTCCCAGCATTTTTAAATGTATATAAGAAAGTATTAACAGATGAATTGGATGCGAGTTTCTTAGAAAATGAGTAATGTATTTTTACATCCGGGTTTAGGTTCATTAGACAGCGTTATATTAACAACGTCTGGTGGTGATACCATAAACATAAAATCTGTTACTAAAGAAATAAATGTTTATGAAAGTATATTCAATAACTTTGTAGTTTCTGATATAGTCGTATACGATACACCATTCACAAGATTAGTGCAGAAGGGATTGAAAGCAGGGTTAGATAGTATATCTTTTAGTTTTTGTGGCGTTAGAGCAGATGGTTCAAATGAACCATTTATAAATGTAAAACTTTATGTGTATAAAATAGAGGCAAGCGCTCCGGTTGGCCAAACGCTACAAACATTAATAATACACCTAACATCAAAACCATTTTTTGCAAATAGATCAAAAAATATATCAAGATGTTTTGAAGGACAAATTACAAAAACTGTTAAAAATTTAGCAACCGAAATCGGAATAACAAAATTAGAAATAGAATCTTCCGATGATGAAATGAAAGGCATAATTCCTTATCGTTCACCAGTAGAAACGATAAATATGTTAGGTAATAGATGTAGACCAACAAGCAATAAAAATAATTGTAATTATGTTTTCTTTGAGACTTTAGATGCTTCTAAATTTAAATTTGTTAGTGTTGGAAAACTTTTAAGAGAACAATCAAAATTTGGTAATAGTTCAGACAGTGGTTTTATAGTTAATAATCCTGTTGGTTCAACTTCTCCAGATGTATTAAAACGTATGACTTTGAATCATGAAGCACAACATTATTCACCAACAAAAAATGCAATGAATGGTATGTATACTTCTGATGTATTGACATATGATATGACTACTAAACAATATGTTGATACAACATATTCTTATTTTCAAAAATTTAAATCACAAGATCACTTATCAAATAAGTATATCTTACAAGGCTCAGAACAAGAATTTAAGAGTACCGTGTGTTCTAATTCATGTGTAACTAGATATGCACAAAAAAGTCAATTTCTTTTTGATTGCAAAGAAAAACCAGAAGGTCAAGATAGAGTAGGAAATAAAGATGATTGGCTTTTGCCTAGAATGTCATTGATGGAACAATTAAATCAATTGTCTTTAACTTTTACACTTAATGGCAATTCTATTATTCGCGCTGGCGATGTTTTTTACTTCGGACGCCCTATTGCAAATTATTTAGGTAGTGAAAATAAAGAAAGAGACTACATGTATAATGGTAAATATTTAGCGGCTGAAATTAAGCACACGTTGAAGATAAATACCGGAGGAATGGACAAAAATACCGGCATAGAATATAATACTCTTGTAAGAGGCATAAAAGATTCAATAGGAAATGAATAATGGCACAAGATTCTAATGGAAATGAATTTTATTGGTTTTTTGGTATGGTTATGGATAGAATGGATCCATTACAACTTGGTCGTGTTCGTGTTAGAATATTGAATTATCATAGCCCATGCACTAAAGACATTTCAAACGATTGTTTGCCTTGGGCACATGTGATTATGCCAGTAACATCTGCTTCAACTAGTGGCGTTGGTGAGAGTCCAGTTGGTTTGATCGAAGGATCTTGGGTATTTGGATTTTTTAAAGATGGCAAATATGCACAACAACCAGTTATTTTAGGTTCTATGCCGGGGTATAATTTAGTACTAGATCCACAGAATAATAATCACGATGTAAAACAAGACGATGATGGTGAATTTGGTGGAAAAATTTTAATTAATTATTGTGATGGGTTTAAAGACCCAAGAGAAGATTTATCAAATTATCCTAGAAAAATAAAAAAGATTTTTTGCCCAGATGGTACAGAGGCTGAAGGTAATAAGCATGGTCTCCAGTTTGAGGACGAAGAAACCGAAATAAATCCCAAAGAAATTTATAAAAATGAAACGGATGTTAATTTTAATGCAACGGACAATGTAAAAAGACAAAAAACTTTATCCGAATTGAGAAGACTGTATAGAAGTGAAGGTGGTTTACTTGACGATCAATTCTTTTTGCCAGACATTCCACACGAAGAATTTAAAGCAGGCATAACCAATGAAACGGGAATATCAAAGACACCTACACCTTCTGGGGTGATTTCTACAGCATATAAAGCAATATGGCCAGAATTTAAACCCACTATGGAAGACCCTTTAGCATTAAACGACGATGGAGAAATCATATACGATTCTTCAGCATACACCCCATGAGATAAACAATGTCATCAGAAAATTGCGATCCAATAAAACCTATAGAACCAGATAAGAGTAAATCTGATAGTTCTACTTCGTCAAATAAAAAGAAGATTCCCGCCCGA